AATGCTTTAGGTGGAAGTGATTGTGTATAAGGTTGTAACTCAGCTATCAAATCAACCCAATCAGGATTCATAGAAAGAAATCTGTGAATCATATAATTAGACCAACTCTTCTTATCTGCCTCTTCCAATGTATCAAAGTACTTTGGATTCTGTTCATTTGTAATTGCCTTTATGTGGTCAAAAAGTGATTTAGCCATTACTCCTCCATCTTTAAACCAGGTGGTAATAGTTCATTAAGAACTTCTCCACAATCTCCACATAAAAATAACTCAACAGGTAATGTTTCATCTTTGGTTTTACCAGTTAATAATTTAGGTACTCTTCTAAATGAGAATCCTTGAATAAATACTTCTCCCCCACATTTTTTACAACCTATGGGTTCTGTTTTTGTAACGTCTAAGGGTGCTTGTTCTGTTTGCATCGCCTGTCCGTCTCCTCCAATAATCTTTGCCATACTAATCTATTTGTACTACTTTTTTTACTATATTGGTGATTCTTTTTTTCTTCTTTTGAGAAGATGGTCCTTCACCCATACCATTTGCCATCCAACTTTTGATTTCCATCTCATCTAAGAAATCAGAAACGTTTGGAATGAATTTCTTTCCATAATCCTCTAAAATGTGATATTCACAAATATCTTTTACAGATACAACTTTTCCAGCTGAGTTTGTGATATATTCACCAAAAATAGGAATCATAACTTCAAAGATAAAAAACATATTGTGAGTCAAAGTTCTATGTCTATTATCTGAAAAGTATTTTTTACTACAATCCATTTTGTTGTGGAGAGGAAGATAATCTTCTTCTTTACCTCCCCACAATCTAACGGATGATTTTGAATGTGATAATGGATTAGCCATACTATTCTACTTCACCATAATATTCATCAGATACTATAGTCTCTACTTCTAATGTATGTTCATCATCTTCATTGTATTTGATTCTACCTGTTGTACCTGCGTTGTTCCAATTATAACCACACCCAGATTCATCTAAGATTTCAAATAAAAAATCATTATGTTTATCCATATCTAATTCACCTTCGAATTTAAATTGGTAATCACCACTTCTGTAGATTCCTATTCCATAAAACGAACCGAAGTTATCACCACCACCTTCAAATTCTATTTCAAAGTTGTTCGTTTCAGCATTAAAATCAGGATATCCTTCCTTTACAATTTCTAATAATTTTGCTTTCTTACTCATAATTTATTTGTTGATTGTTGATAAAATATTTAATATCGTAGCCATAAATGGTATTTCCTTATCGACTGCTAAAGCATCTCTATGTTGACCTTCTGCTAATACCAAAATAACTCCACTCACTTTACCTGAAGCATATTCATCTACTTTATCATAGAGAAGTGAATACATCTCAGTAAAATCTTGCACCTTCGAATCAGCTACAGTTTGTCTGATTTTCATATATTTGTTTCTACTATCATCTGATGTTTTTAGGATATCCAATATCTTAGTTTTAAAATCAGAATCCAACAAATCATTCTTTGAAAGTTTTAACACTCCTTTAACAGAATTCAATTGGCAAGTATTTATAACTTTTCTAATATCAGGATAAGATGAATCTATGATTGGAACTAAATCCTTTACATCATAATTTACATCCTCTGATTTTAGAATCTTATCTAATTGTACTGCCACCTCTTTTTTGGATGGTGGTACGATTTGAAAGGTTTGACATCTACTTTGGATTGGGTCAATAATCTTCTCAACATAATTACAGGTCAAAATAAACCTACAATGTTTAGAGAATGTTTCCATTAGATTTCTAAGTATCGCTTGTGCGTTTGGTGTCATATAATCAAACTCATCTAAGATGATTATCTTATACTTCTTAAAACCTTGCGATGATGCAAAGTTCTTAACTTTGTTTCTAACTGTATCTACATTGTTTTCATCGGATGCGTTTATAACCATATAATCACATTCGATAGATTTAACGATAAGTTTAGCCAAAGTTGTTTTACCAGTACCAGCTCTACCAAATAGTAAAAGGTGAGGTACATCCTCTGATTCTATATAACCACTTACCTTTTCTTTTAGATGTTCGTTACCAACGTAATCATCTAACTTTATTGGTCTGTACTTTTCAACCCAAAGTGAGTTGTCAACCATTTCTTCTTTTTGTTCGAAAAAACTCATATTATCTTCCTACTTCTTTTAAATAATTTTGCTTCATAGTATCCCAATCCATACCAATAGCATCTATATAATATAAATGTTCTGGCTTCAATCGATTGGAATCGTGTAACTTAGTATATCTTTTAATGGCTTGTCTTTTCCACCATTTATTAATGTAATCAATACCATCCTCAAATTTCTTTTTCATCTTCAAATCTTTCTCTTCGATTTCAGAACGTAGAAACTCAGGTCCGTTTTCATACATCATAGCAAGATATACTCCTCTTTTAAACCCATGATGATAACTGGATTGTTTGATACCACACTCTTTGAAGATTTGTCCTAAAATCTTTTGTTTGATACCACTAACAGGTCCGTTTCTTTCATAACCCATACTCTTACCATTTCTTTCTCTTTCTTCGGTAATGTGTTTCTTATACCAATCTTCTCTGTTTTCTTTCAACCATTGGTGCCACGGGTCATAGAACTCATCATCTGGTTTGATTGATATCTTTCCAGCTGATTCACCTAAAGTTTTAAAATGTGGGATACCATTATACTGAGAATGAATACCATACAAAGAAGTTGTACCAACTGCTATAAGAGTTTGTCCATATTTCTTTTTCCAATATTCTCTAACCTCAGGTACAGTAGTCATCATAGCGGTAAGTTTACCTCCTAAGAAATTGAATCCTAAAGGTTGTGTACAAACAATCGTAGATGCGATAGTTGTAAAGTTTAGTTTACCTTTTTTGAATTTATCATCCTTAGTCCAGCCAATATATTTATCTCTTACACCCATTGATGTTACATCAGATGCAAGTGATACCATCCCCAAAAGTTTACCACTCTTTTTATCCTTAACAAACAACTTAACATTTCGACCAGGATTAGCTGTCCAACTCATTGTATGAATCATTCTTCTAAGATGAGTCCACTTTGTAGCTTCATTCTTATCTTCAACGATTTCAACATAGGGTTCTAATTCCTCAATCTCTTTGATTGTAAGTTCTTTGTTGTTGATATCTGTAGGTCTCCACTGCCAATCGTAGTAAGATGCTATTGTAGATTTATCTCTAAGCATAGAATCTTCCTGCAACTCTACCCACTTTTTGTACAGAGTTTGTTCCTCTACAGACATCTGCATGAGGTAATCCATATTATCAATGAGTTTTTTCTTCTCATCTTCAAATACGAATTGAGGTTTAGCTGGTTCTGTATCCCAAAAACTCATTACTTAATTTCTACTAAATAATAGTTAGAATTATAATCACCATCTTCGAAAGCTACATGCGCTAATCCTTTAGATGAAATTTTAAGTGATGATTTGTTTGAACCTTTGTTTGCAGTTAAGATTTCTTTTAGATACTTAGCTGAGAATGCGATTGGTTCGATATCATTATCACAACTACAATTTACAGAAATAGAAATTCTGTTTGAATTAATTGATGAATAACCTAAGATGATTTCTCCTTTGTTATTCTTACAAGTGAATGTAAATGTATCAGCATCTGCTAATGCTCCCTTAGACTTGATGTATTTGTTAATAAACTCATCATCTAATGTAATATCTGCATCAAATGGAGGAAGTTCTTTCAAATCAGGTACCGCTGGGATAACAGATGGTGCAGCTAACATATACTGAACCTTTGTTCCTTTATCACTAAATTTAAGAGCGCCTGTTGTTTCTTCTACTTTGATTGATGAATCTAATACACTTAACAATCCTTTCAACTGAGAAGTAGTGTAGATACCAAACTCACCTGTTGGGAAATCTTTCTCAGTTACAGTAACATCACCCAATAGAGTTTTGTCATCTGAAATCATTTTAACCGATACTGAATCATCGGTTGATGTTACCATTACAGATTCAACCTCACCACCGAGATTGTATCTACTAATGAAACCATTTAGTTTTTGTTTTTCCATAATTTACCTTTTACTAATTTTAAATTTATACTAATATACGAAAAATTTTTCACATTTCCAAATTAAAAAGCAAAAAACTTTTCAGCCGTTTTGGTTGAGGATAAAACTTCACCCCAATCCATTGCGTTATAGAAATCTTCTAATTTCTTTAGAAGTTCTCTTTCAAAGATTTTATCATAATCAATGTATGTATTGACTAATTCCATAATTTCTTTTGGGTCATCATAACCTTTGAATGCTACTCCATCTAAACCTAATGGATTTTGTCTTAAATAAACCCACTTTACCTTATCACCATTTTTCATCGGTTCGTATTTCATCTCACAATTGTAATGAGATAAAAGTTGATTGAAAGCAATAGCTGCTTTTACGTGAGCAGGTGTTGCTGATTTAAATTGAAACATTCTTTGTTGTTTACCTTTCGGTAAATACTTTGTTAGGTTTTTAACTGATGTATTCTTTGCGATTTGTACAACGTTCATCTTAGATAATCCGTTTTTAAAATCATAAATCTTATCAGTTAATTCACTTTCTGTATTACCTTTCAAAATATCAATGAGTACTTCACTCATAAACTTTCTAAAAGCTGCAGGATAAGATGACCTAACAACATCCAATCCTTTTACATCTAATTTATCAACAGGTAC